ATGGGTCTGGTTGATACCTTTGTCCGGCAGGTCAAACATAGGGGCGCTCCTGCGGGCGAAAAGTACGCCGATGGAGGCGGCCTGTACCTGCATGTCAAGGCGGCCGGCAAGTACTGGCGCATGGACTACGCCTTCCTGGGCAAACGCAAGACCTTGGCCATTGGCGTCTACCCTGCCGTCTCCCTGCTGAAGGCCCGCCAGCGCCGGGACAAGGCCAAGGAACAACTGGCCGACGGCATCGACCCGAGCGCTGCCAAGAAGCAGGAGCGCAAGGCCGCCGTCGATGCTGCAACCAGCACCTTCGAGGTGATCGCGCGGGCCTGGCATAAGACAAACAAGGCCGAGCGCGGCAAGGTCACGCAGGCCAAGGTGCTGACCTGGCTGGAAAAAGATGTGTTCCCAACACTTGGCGCGATGCCGATCAAGGCCATCTCGCCCCAGGACGTGCTTCAGGTCGCCCGTCGCATGGAGGCCCGCGGCGTTCAGGAGAGCGCGCACCGGATCAGCCGGATCTGCGGCCACGTGTTTCGGTACGCCGTCGGCGAGGGCCTGGCTGACCGTGACGTCACGGCCGACTTGAGCGGCAACCTTGCGCCGGTCAGGAAGGGCCACTTCGCTGCGATCACCAAGCCCGAGCTGGTCGGCCCCCTGCTCCGCGCCATCGAGGTCTACGGCGGCCACATCTTCGCCGCGTCGGCGTTAAGACTGGCGCCGATGTTGTTCGTCCGGCCCGGCGAACTCAGGGCGGCCGAGTGGACAGAAATGGATCTCGACGCGGGCATCTGGGAGATACCGGCCGAGCGCATGAAGATGAAACAGGCGCATGTCGTGCCGCTGGCGACCCAGGCCGTTGCGATCCTTCGCAGGCTGCACCCGGTCACCGGCGAGGGCCGCTTTGTCTTCCCCAGCATCAGGACCGGCGAACGGCCCATGAGCGAGAACACGATAAACGCGGCGCTGCGTTCGCTGGGGTACGACAGCACAGTGATGACCGGTCATGGCTTCCGGGCGATGGCCAGGACCATCATGGACGAGGTGCTCGGCGAGCGCGTCGACCTGATCGAGCACCAGCTGGCCCACACCGTGAAGGACGCTAACGGGCGGGCCTACAACCGCACGGCTCATCTTGCAGCGCGGCGAGAAATGATGCAGCGGTGGGCCGACTACCTCGAAAAGCTGCGGGCGTGACCAGAACACCGGCATCAACTCGATCTGCGACAGCAGCGGCGGGTCACATTCGCCCACTACTACAAGATCAAAGTGCGCGACCGGCAGATGTTCAGCAACCCGCCGTGCAGATCTTCGAGAACAACTTCGACTACATCCGCGACGACTTCAAGATCACTAAGGACTAGGTTGCGTAAATCGTCTTTTGACTTAGTTGACCTATCCAGCGAGACGCCCGCGCGCGCTTCGCTCGAAGATGCTGCCTTTCAGTTGCTGTGTCAGTATGCGCGCATGTTTTCCTCAGAAAACAACGACTTACGACGGTCTGGAGAGGAGAAGCTGAAGGAGATAGCGGCAATCTGGGCAGAGAGAAAAGGCGCTAGCCTGATCGGTCTGATGTTGAAGGAGAAGCAGAAGGAAGTGTTCGAAAGCAAGAACAACGACTACTTTCAGTTCCTCAATACCCAGCGAGGAGTTACCAATACAAAAAAGTTGGCAACGCTTTTGCAAAAACGCTTTGAAATCAACAGCTTCCGGAGCTGTGAGGATGTTGTGAGAGCGTGGAAGAAGAATTTACGTTCAGCGGGCGGCCCGTAAATCCGCCGCGCGCCAGCTCAAATTGCCAATGTGGCATCCCATATCATTTGGGCACCGTTGGACGACTTAAGGCCACATGTGGCTGCTTCCAAAGGCGAACGGGCCAGCAACTTCCACATCGCTGACCCGTCCTTGAACACCAGGCCAAAGCCTAGAGCCCACTCCGTCAAGAGGACTCTGAGTATGCCAGCGTAGCCCGCACCTGGGTGTAACTGGTCGGTTCTGGTGGTTTTTTCACTTACCGAAAAGGCAAGTTATGACCACTGCGACCCCCTCCCCCGTCACTGAAGACGCCATCCTGCGCGAGCCCAAGGTGCTCATGCGCTTCCCCGTCTCGCGCGCCGCCTGGTGGGCTGGCGTGAAGGACGGACGCTACCCAGCACCTGTGAAGCTGGGCCCGCGCAGCACCGGATGGCGCAAATCCGACATCGATAAGTTGATCGCTAGCCTGTAAGAGGTGGCGCTCATGAATAAGACCGGTCACGACGCGGTCAGCTCGACCGCACCCGCCGACAAGGATTTCCGCACGCTCCAGGCGCAATTCGCGCTCAAGGGCCACCAGCTGCACCGCACCGAGGGCGCCAAGCCTGAACTGTTCTGTACCCGCTGGCGCTTGGTCAAGCACTTGGACGACCTGGACCACGCCCGCCGCTTCCTGGAACAGATCGGCGGTGGCCAGTGATGGACGCGTTGACCCAATTCCGCGACGCAATGGTCGCGCGCGATCTGATCCCGCCCGACCGCATCGACGCCGACGGGCAGCTGCACCGCTGCGACGTGAAGGGCAAGCACGGCAAGAACGACGGCGCCTATGTCCTGCACCTGGACGGGATCCCCTGCGGCGGCTTCCAGAACCACAAGGACGGCCTGGACTGGCAGAAGTGGCGCGCCGATGTCGGCCGCGCACTGACCGTCGAAGAACAGGCCGCCGAGCGCGAACGCATCGCAGCCATCCAGTCCCAGCGCGAGCGGGATGACGAGGGCCGCCGCCTGGCTGCATCCATCGAAGCATCCGGTCTGGTTGCCAAGTCCAAGGCCGGGGCGCCTGAGCACCCCTACATCATCAAGAAGGGCATCAAGTCGCACGGCCTGCGCATCGTCGGCGCCAATCTGATCGTCCCCGCCAAAGACGTGAACGGCAAGCTGCACACCGTGCAGCGCATCGGGCCGGATGGCAGCAAGCTGTTCCTTTCCGGTGGCCGCAAAACCGGCTGCATGTTCCTCATGGGGCGGATCTCTGACATCGTCATCGTAGTAGAGGGTTTCGCCACCGGCGCTACCGTCCGCGAGGCCACCGGGCATCCCGTCGCCGTGGCTTTCGATGCCGGCAACTTGACGCCGGTCGCTCTGGCGCTGCACGACAAGTACCCGGAGGCGCAGATCGTGATCGGTGCTGATGATGACGCCGGGACCGATGGCAACCCGGGCACCGCCAAGGCCCTGGAGGCCGCGGAGCGGGTGGGCGGCAAGGTGGTGTTGCCCAACTTCCGCGAGGACCGTCCGGCCGGCGCCAGTGACTTCAATGACCTGCACCTACTCCACGGCCTTGATGCCGTGCGGGCCTGTTTCGAAACCGTCGCAACGCCTGCGCAGCACAGCGTGATCTTGACGTGCGGCGCCGATCTGGTGCCGACTGCGGTCAGGTGGATGTGGCCCAACTGGTTGGCGCTTGGAAAGCTGCACATCCTGGCGGGGTCTCCCGGTCAGGGCAAGACAACGCTGGCAGTGACGATGGCTGCCACCGTGACCATCGGGGGCCAATGGCCCGACGGGTCCAGGTGCGATGCAGGCAACATCCTGATCTGGAGCGGCGAAGACGACGCGGCAGACACCTTGTTGCCGCGGCTCATGGCTGCTGGCGGCGACAAGCGGCGATGCTTTTTCATCACCGGCGCCAAGAGGGATGGCGAGGTCGTCCCATTTGACCCGGCGCGCGACCTGGGGCAGCTGCAAGCAGCAATCCAGCGGATTGGTGGCATCCGCCTCCTGGTGGTGGACCCGGTAGTCAGCGCGGTCGCTGGCGACAGCCACAAGAACACCGAGGTCCGCCGTGCACTACAGCCGCTGGTCGACCTGGCAGCAAGCTGCGACTGTGCGGTACTGGGCATCACGCACTTTGCCAAGGGCGGGCAAGGCACTGATCCTGCGCAGCGCGTCGTCGGCTCAGTGGCGTTCGCCGCTGTTGCCCGTGTCGTGCTGGTGGCGGCCAAGGTACAGGGCGAGGAAGGCAAGGACACGCGCATCCTGGCGCGCAGCAAATCCAACATCGGCCCGGACGATGGTGGCTTTGAGTACCACCTTGAACAGACCGAACCACTGCCGGGCATCCATGCATCGCGCATCGCTTGGGGCAAGGCCGTCGAGGGCAGTGCGCGCGAGCTGCTGACCGACGTTGCAGACGAGGAAAGCCAGGCTGATGACCACAACGACGCAGCCGACATGCTGCGCGCCGAGTTGTCGGCGGAGGTGTGGACCAATTCAAACGACGCGGCCAAGACGCTGAAGGACGCCGGCTTCAGCAAGAAGCAGATTTGGCAGGCAGGCAAGAAGCTGCACATCCTGCGCCAAAAAGGGACTGCGGGACCGCACGATGCCTGGTACTGGCGCCTGCCCAACTATCCCGGCAAGGCGTTCGTGAACGGCCTGGAAGTCCAAGATTCCGCCCAAGGTTCCCAAGGTTCCACGTTCCGAGACGGGGAATCTTCGGAATCTTGGGAATCTTCGGAGGTGCGTGTATGACCGCCGACCGTGTCTGTAAGCTGGTGTTCGATGCCGGCATGACCATGCACGCCGATGGCGCCGAGCTCGTCCTGAAACCTGCTGCGAAGTTGACGGCCGAGCTGCGCGCCCTGCTGGTCAAGCACAAAGCCGACCTGCTCGACTTCATCCGCCAAGCTGACATGCTGACCGCGGAGACGCTGGCCCGCGCCATGGCCGTTTGCGACCGGCACGACGACAGCGACCAGGCCCGCGAGGACATGCGGCGGGAAGTGATCGAGACGCCGGCCCACTTGAAGGCTGATCTGCTGGAGCACTTCAGGCAGGCCTACCCTGGGCCAGGAGCGTGAGCGACGACTACGACTCCGGCCTGGTGCCCGGGCGCAATCCTTTCCTCGATCTGGTGGCCGACCCTGACCGCCTGAGCCACCGGGAAAGGGTCGATGTCGTGCGTCGCCTGGCCGGCCGCCTGCAGGCCGCTGCAGACCGCGAAACCGTGTGGTTCGGGCGCCGGCTCACGGCCTGGCTGTCCGGCCCGGCTGACGGCGATCTGACCGCGGCGCTGGGCCTGCGTCCACCACCAGGCAGCCACCTCACGGCGCCGGCCATCCTGTCGCAGGAGAAGCGGGACATTGCGCTGCTGGAACTGAGCATTGCAGCGGGCAGTTACCGGGCCGCGCTGCGCCTGCTGAAGAGCGGCGAGGTGTCGCCCGAGTGGGCCGACCTGGCCAACGACCCGCCACGCTCCGCAGCCGCTTTTACCCGCGCGCTCAAGCGTGTTTCGCCTCCTAACGGCTGAACAGTACGTTTTGACAGAGTCGATGAGGATGCAGGCAACTCACCAATTGAGGCGCCTGCCTCCTGCATCAGATGATCGAAGGCAATCAAGAACAACGCGGCCTGCTGGCACTTCGCGTGCTGCGCGCCCGGGCTGTTGGCCACGGCGACCCGGTGGCCGCCATGAGCTTCGCCCAGGCCAAGAGCCACTGGTCAGGGCATCAAAAAATCCTGCACTACATGACCGGCAAAGCGGCGGTCGCGCCGGTCAACTCTCTGAACGCGCCGTTGATCAGCGAAGTCGGCTCCGACTTGCTGCTCGCGCTCAGGCCGATCACAGTGCTCGGCAAGCTCGGCGTCCGTCGCTTACCTTTGCGGACCAGGCTGCTGACCGGCTCACACGGCGCCGTCGCAAACTGGATGGCCGAAAGTCGGCCCATCCCCCTTACGCTCGGCTCGTTCTCGGCGCTTTCGCTCGATGGCCGGAAGATCGCGGCGCTGATGGTCGCCAGCAATGATCTGTTGCGCTCCGACCTGGTGGACGTGGAACAAAGCCTGCTCGATGACCTGCTGGCAGCCTGCCGTCAGGTTCTGGACATGGCATTTCTCGATCCGCAAAACAGCGGCATCGTCGACGAGCGGCCGGCCAGCATCACGCATCCGTCCAGCGGCGGCGTCCTGATCAGCTCGACCGGCACGAGCGTCGGCGCGTTGGACGCCGACCTCAAGTCCGCCATTGCTGCCTTGCTGGCGGCTGGCTCTGACCTGTCGCGCGCCACTTGGGTGATGAGCCAATCCCTGCACTCCAAGCTGAGCCTAGTCCGCGGATCTGGCGGCGTGACCATCTATCCCGGCTTGAGCCAACGCGGCGGCCTGCTGGCCGGCCTGCCGTGGATCGCATCGCAGAGCGCACCGACCAACATCATCAGCTTGATCGATCCGCAACACGTTGGCGTGTCGGAAGAAGAGCCCTACCTGTCCACGGCCAAACAGGGCGCAATCGACATGAGCTCGGCGCCTGGCGAACCATCGATGACCACGCCCGTGTCGTTGTTCCAAAGCGAATCAACCGCGCTCAAGGCCGTGCTCAATGTGGACTTTGTGGCACGTCGCCCGAGCGCTGCGACCGTCACGGGAGTGGGCTTGTGACCGCGCCGATGGACCAAGCCGTCAAACGCCTGACCGACGTCGTCGCCGCTACCCGCCAGCGCCTCGCGCAGGTCAAGGCGCCCGGCAGCACCCTGCACACGCTCGGACTGTTCATCATCGATTCGGCTGATCTGCTCAGCACCGCGAAGGGCTTGTTCGATCTCTGCGGCCAGGTCGACGAGACGTCAGCGCTGGATGTGACTAAGGCCGGCCTGTTCGCGATGGACATGCCAACGTCCATCGCACAGCTGAGCCTGGCAACGCGATTGGCTCAGCGCTGCCGTGATGACCTGGCGAAAGCCGAGACCCGCAGCATCGAGGAAACCCGCGCGGCAGAGGGGCCCTACCTGCGATCTGTCGAGCACGTCATCGAAGTGGCTGAAAACCTGTTCCGCTGCACCAAGGTCGCAGCAGTCCAGGCCGCGGCTGCGAGCAAGCCCAAGCCCACGCCGCCCGCCCCGCCCAAAGTAGATCCGCAAGCCCTGGCGAGGGCGGTGGCCGAACAGATGATGGCCACCGTGAAGGGCACTATCGATGCCGCCCTGAGCGCGCACACCGAGGCCGAGCGCAACGAGGTGCAGCGGCTGGTCAGCGACAAACTGGGGGATCTGAAAGACAGCCTGCGCACCCGCGAGGACATGCGAGAACTCAAGGCGCTGCAGGCTGCGGGCGAACTGGACCGCCGCTTCGCCGGCATGGGCAAGACCATCAACACGATGGTGGACCGTCGCATCCAGCAGAGCCAAAGCCAATTGGTAAAGGACGCCGACCGGCTGGCCAAGATGCAGGCGCGTCAGGTGCGCAAAGACCTGCTCGACCGACTGGAGGAGATCGAGGCATCCGAGCACGCCATGGGCGAGATGCCGCGCCACGAATGGGACGGCACCAAGATCCGCTTTGAGCAAGAGCCCGGCGTCTTTGGTCCATGGGTGGATCTGGAAGGCCCGGCAGGTCGCAACGGCCTGAACGGCGGCGGTGGTGGCGTCCCAAAGAACCTGGTGCTCGACGGCGGTGGAGCATTCGACGAGCACACCACCATCAACGGCGGCACCGCCAGCAGCATCAATCAGTTCGCGCTGGGCGGCGGCGGCGCGAACACCAAATACAGCACGCGGGTCTTCAACGGTGGCCGCGCGTTCTGACGTGGTCGACCCGACCGACTTCTCTGCCGTCCGGCCGCTCACGCTGCAAGCGTGGATGGTCATCCGCGAGGCGCACGACCTGCCTGTTCTGGAGGCCGTGCGCAAGATGCTTGAGGACGTAGAAGCCGGGCACGTGGCGGCCCTAGATCGGCAGTTCGGTGGCCTCGAACTTCATTGAAATCAAGCCCGCGTTTGGGCCTTCGAGAGCCGGCCCGTGCCGGTGGTTAGGAGTGGACCGCCCGCGATGGGGCACACCACAGCCCACGCGAGCACTGGTATCGGTGGTGGGCACCCTCATTCAAGAAAGCGAAACATGATGAATCGGGCTTACTCCGTCGTCGAGGTCAAGCGCATGTCCGAGCAGTCGGATACTGTGACCATCGAAGGCATTGCCAGCACACCGACGGTCGACAAGGCCGGCGACGTCGTCATCCCCACGGGTGCGAAGTTCTCCTTGCCGATGCCGCTGCTCCTTTCCCACAAGCACGACATGCCGGTGGGCAAAGTGGTCTACGCATGCCCCACGGCGCGCGGCATTCCCTTTACCGCCCGGCTGCCGCGCATCAAGTCGCCCGGCGTGCTCAAGTCCCGAGTGGATGAGGCCATCGACAGCCTGCAGTCCGGCTTGATCGCCGCATGCTCGGTCGGGTTCACCGCCATCAGCAGCAGAACCAAGCGCCTCCCCGGTGGTGGCACCGAGTACAGCGAATGGTCCTGGCACGAGCTGAGCCTGTGCACCGTTCCCATGAACAGCGAGGCCGTCATCACATCCGTCAAGGCGATGGGACCAGCAAGCACCGCGGCCCACCTGTCGCCCGAACTGATCCATCAGATCAAGCTGGCCAACTTCCGCGCCTCGCGGGTCGGTGTGCCGCTGGTGGGCTTGGCACCTCGCACGGGTGTGAAGCTGCTGGATGCCCGGCGATGATCAAGCCAACACAAGCCCAGTGGAATCAGCGCATCGACGATGCTCAGGATCACACCCACGACACCATCGGCGGCGTTCGGTACGCGCGCATCGCCTACGGCATGGACTACCCCGATGGCAAGGCCAAGTGCAGGGACTGCGCTGTTGAGCATGGACAGTTGCATGTCGTGGGCTGCTGCGTCGAGCGCTGCCCACGTTGCAAGGAACAAGCCATCGGATGCGGTTGCGATGAGGCCGGCGAGTACCGGCTCCAATGAGGCTGCGCGCCCTCAAGTCCACGCTGCGCACGGTCGGCCCAACCGTCCGCACGCTGGGCGACTCGTGGCGGACGTCGGGCATGACCACCGGCCAGCGCGGCTACAACTACCGATGGCAGCAGGCCCGCGCGCGCCACCTGCGCAACAACCCGCTGTGCACGATGTGCGAGGCCGCTGGGCGCGTGGAACTGGCTACCGTCGTCGATCACCACATCCCCCATCGCGGCGACCAAGAGCTGTTCTGGCGCGAGAGCAACTGGCGGAGCTTATGCGTCACGCACCATTCCAGCGACAAGCAGCGCCAGGAGCGCGAGGACGCTAGGCATGGCATCGGCCCGATCGCACCGTGATTGCGTCGCCTGCGTCGTTCTGGTGGGCCGCAGACCCCGGCAGGGCCTGGGGGGTAGGACCGACTGGAGCGGGACCGATCTTTCTAGACCGCTCTGTCCCGCACGCACACTGAATAGCTCCCCTCAGAAAGGAATCAGCAGCAAATGGCAGGCACAAAAGGCAGGAGCGGTGGAGCACGCGCGAATAGCGGTGGGGCTCGGGAGAACGCAGGCGGACCCCGCCCTGGTGCCGGTCGCAAGCCCAGCGCACCGGTGGTCGTCATGTTGTCGACGCAGTTCGACGAGCCGGACGGGTTCCTCAAGGCCGTGATGAACAATGACACCACGGACGTGAAGCTGCGAATTGATGCCGCCAAGGCGCTGCTGTCGGCCAAAGTGCGCAGGGCGGAGAACGGCGGCAAGAAAGAGCAGGCCAAGGAAGCAGCCAAAAAGGCCGACACCGGCAAGTTTGCATCGTCGGCACCGCCAAAGCTGGTGTCGGCGGGAGGCAAGACGCTGTGACCGAGCGCTCCACCGCCTGCCTGGACTGGGCCGACCGGCTGCGCGACGGCCGGTCCATCATCCCGCCGCCCATCTTCCCGGATGAGGCGGAAGCCGGCCTGTCGGTCATGCGTGAACTGCGTATCGTCGACGCACCGGGAAGCCCGCGGATGGGCGACGCTTGCGGCCAGTGGGTGTTCGACCTGGCGGCGTCCGTGTTCGGCGCCTACGACGCGGACAGCGGCCGGCGCCTGATCACGGAATGGTTCGTGATGCTGCCGAAGAAGAACTTCAAGTCTGGCTTGGCGGCATCGATCATGCTGACCAGCCTGATTCGCAACTGGCGGCAGTCGGCCGAGTTCACCATCCTGGCACCCACGGTCGAGGTGGCGAACAACAGCTTCGGCCCGGCGCGCGACATGGTGACGTTCCGCGAGCCCGACGAGAACCTTTCCGAGCTGGAAAACCTCATCCACGTGCAGGGCCACATCAAGACCCTGACGCACCGGAACAAGAACGCCACGCTGCGCGTCATCGCGGCCGATGCCAACACCGCGGCCGGTAAGAAGTCGGTCGGCACGCTGATCGAGGAGCTATGGCTGTTTGGCAAGCAGCCAGGCGCCGCCGAAATGCTGCGCGAGGCCCTGGGCGGCCTGGCATCACGCCCCGAGGGCTTCACAATCTGGCTGACCACGCAAAGCGACGAGCCCCCGGCCGGCGTGTTCAAGGAAAAGCTGCAGTACGCCCGCGATGTGCGCGACGGCAAGATCCACGATCCCCAGTTCGTGCCGATCATCTACGAGCATCCGCCCGAGGTGGTGGAGGCCAAGCAGCACCTGAAGGTCGAGAGCCTGGCCATGGTCAATCCGAACCTGGGCTACTCCGTCGACCAGACATTCCTGCACCGCGAGTTTCGCAAAGCCACCGAGGAAGGCGAATCGTCATTGCGCGGCTTCCTGGCCAAGCACGGCAATGTCGAGATCGGCTTGAACCTGCGGCATGACCGCTGGGCAGGTAGCGACTTCTGGGAGGCCGCAGGCGACGCTACCCTAACCCTGGACGAGCTGATGCGCCGCAGCGAGGTGGTGGTCTTCGGCATTGACGGCGGCGGTCTGGACGACTTGCTGGGCCTGTCGGCCATCGGCCGCGAGAAGGACACGCGGCGCTGGTTGCACTGGGCGCATGCATGGGCGCATGAAATCGTTCTGCAGCGGCGAAAAGAGATTGCGCCGAGACTGCTGGACTTCCAGAAGGCCGGCCAACTGACCATCGTGCAGCGGCCAGGCCAGGACGTGGTGCAGGTCGCAGACATCATCTGCAAAGTCCGCGACGCGCAGTTGCTGCCTGACAAGAACGCCATTGGCGTGGATGCGGCCGGCATCGGTGCCATCGTCGAAGAACTGACCACGCCAGCGCGCAACCTCACGCCGGATCACATCGTGGCCATCTCGCAGGGCTGGAAGCTCAACGGCGCGATCAAGACCGTGGAGCGCATGGTGGCCGGTGGCGAAATGGTGCACGGTGCGACCGAGCTAATGGCTTGGTCTGTCAGCAATGCGCGCGTAGTGCCTGTCGGCAACGCCGTGACGATCAACAAGCAGGTCAGCGGATCTGCAAAGATCGACCCGTTGATGGCTACGTTCGACGCGGCCTCGCTGATGGCGCTTAACCCGGCTCCAGCCGTCGCGGAGTATCAGATTTTTTTTCTCTGACCGCTCGCAATCGACAAAACCGATCTTGGGGCGACGTGCTACTCCAGGACTAGTCGCCACAAATTTAGACCACTCCGAAAGCCTGCCAAGTGCGCCACGCGCACACCGATGCAGCGCAAATTCCGGCGATCCAGGGATAAAAAATGGCAAGGCTGGCCTTTGCATACGTGAGAAGAAAGCAGGCAACCGTTGAATTAAGGAAGTGCCTGACGACAGGTGGCATCGGACATCTGATCACCGTCTCAGTTGTGACCGTACCCCCACCGTTCGGCTTCATCACATCCAAATCGACTTTGGCAATTTGTGTACCTGGCCCCCAAGCGCGCTCATCGCGCCCATCGTCGCTGTAGGCCACGATTGCGCGCCGGACCTTGATGTGGCGCTTAGCAGTGCCCAGTTCCTTGAAGAGGATCTCGAAGTGCAGCGAATCGCGCAAAGCTGCCTTGATAACCGGCGGCGTGTACTTCCATTTTCGGAGAACGAACGACTCAATGGACATCCAACGTCGAAAGTGCAAGTTCCGAAGCCTTGCTGCCTCCTTGCGCATCTCTTCCACTGAAGTTTCGTGCGAGCCTGAGAATCGAAATCTCAAGGCGAAATACAGCAGCGCTGCGCTCGTGGCCACCCACACGCGCCACTCGAAGGCCGTAGACACGTCTCTCAAGCCAAGCAGTTTCTCGAAAATGCTTTGCGCCGGCAGCTGCAGCCACCACACCAGCAAAATGACTGTGCTTACCGCGATGAAGTTGCGGCGCGCCTTGGTGTCCTCGTCGTCCATGGTTCCTCCGGCGCGCACTGTAGCGGAGCCGGATGACCGAGGCTCAGGAGCGCCTCAGCCGCTTTCTGCTTGGCAGGTGCCGCCCTGTTGACGTGGGCGGGTTCACGATCATGTCAATGCCGAAGTCGGCAGGGACCTCGGCTGTGGCTTCGGCCAACATCTTGGCCCATTCCGCTGGGTCAAGGCCGGTTGCCTCGTTCAATGCCGCGACTTTGGCGAGGAATGCTTCATGCAACTTGAAGTAGTCCACAAGCAGCGCTGCCGGCGGGTGCCGCCCAGCGCGAAAGTACGCTTCGGTCTGCGAGGCCGCGGCATCCACCTTGTGCAGCAGTTCGTAGACCTCAGCGCGCAACTTGTCTGCGTCAGTCTCCATGCAACTCAGAATAGACCGCAGCCGCGCAGTTGCAAGTCTCGTTCGCGGCCAGGCTCGGAGCCCTGACCGATGTAGGCTCACTGTTGAGCCCACGTCGGCCGCTTCAGTCGGCCTGCTCGCGCTATGCCGTGGCGCGCAGCGCGCGGACGGGATCTTCCAGACCCGGCACCAGCTCCAGCGAGTCCAGCGCCAGCAGCAGTACCGACGGACGCATGCGCCGCGCGTCGTGCATCTCCAGGAGGTGGTCTAGGAGGTCGCGCGCAAGCACGCGCAGTTCATCCGTCACGCCGGCATCAGCGACGATGCGGCGGCAGCGGACAAGCGCATCCCGTGTTGCTGGCGAGTGCATCAAGCAAATATAGCCCACGGCAGCACGTCCACTTCAGCAGGGCGGCAGTGCTTACCCTGAGCCCCGACAGCCCTTCCACCGCTGGACAATGCCCACATGGACGACTATCCGCGCATGCTGTACCGACCTGGCACGGGCCCCTCAGAGTTATGGGGCGCCTTGGTCGATAAAGCCATCGTGAACAACGCACAAGAAGAAGCCGAGCACCGTCGCCGTGGCTGGCTACGTGAGCCCGTCGTGGCGGTCGCGCGCGCGAAGCGCCAACAGGCCACTAGCACCCGGTGGCGCTGGTTTTTAGGGCACTGGCAGTTCTGGATTACGACGGCAATAGCACTGTGCACAGCGGTGGTCGCGTACCTCGCGCTTGGCTGACCAGAATTAGGCTTAGCGGCCCCACGAGCAATTTGGTGCACTGGTGGGGCAGCTTTCAGGACCCCGCTCTGATCGTCGACCCCTTTTTGATTGTTTGATTTCCTGCTCTGCAGAATGCTAACTTTTGCTAATGGCTCCGCAGCCTTCACACACCCCGGCCCCTGCGCATGCGACGTGTGCGAGTTTTGTGATGTGGCGTCGAAGTGCATTAGATTTGCACTATGTCGCTCACACTGCTGAAGCGGCTTGCAACGTCAGCGCTGCCCTACCGCACGACCGAGCAATCCGAAATGTTGCACATCGCTGTGCTGCGCGCCTCCAAGTTGGTCGAGGCCGACCTGCCGCCCATGAAGGACCATCTGTACGTTGGTGAGGCTGTCGTCTACTCCATCACAAAAAATGGCCGAGCTCTCGCGACAGTTAGCCAGCGAAGGGGCTGACACTGACAGCACTCATGCAGCGCACCCGCCATGGCTACCGTAGGCCGGTTCACAACCAAGGCTTTTGGGTATCGGCCTTCGCAAGCCGCACCATCTCGCGCTGCCTGGCAGACGCTTCAACACGCAAATCTGCCGCTCGGTCGAGCTGCTCCTGCGAGGGATTTCCGCCTTGGCGGATCAATGCCGAAATCGCGTCCTGGGCAACTGAAGCTAGGTGCTCAGCTTCTTGCCACTCGTGAAATTTTTGTAGTCCTGCCATGTGGCACCTCCAAACGGGGTGCGCTCAGATGACGTAGCAGCCAGGGCACGACGGAGGCTGCGCGCCCACTCTACGCTTTCTCCAACAGGACAGTTGCCCAGATTCTCGACCGCTGCAGCCCTTTCGTCAGTTTTGGCAGTGCCTACACAGGGAGCTTTGTGAAGAGCGCAGGCCCAAGATTCCGCCCGCACGTGGTTGGCGAATACTTCAGTCAAGCAAGCTGGGTCGCTCGGAGGGGCCTGCCAACATGCCATCGGAGCCTGAGGCAGTGCACCGATCGCAGTTATTTCAGTTTTAAAAGTTCGATCAACTGGCGCAACTGTGCTTCCGCATCATCGCGCTGGCGCTTCAGCTCCGCGATCTCGTGCGCCGAGTACAACCGGCCGCAATCAACAGCCGCGGCGTGAGCGGCGGCAGCATTCCGCGCGCGGGCTTGGGCTTCCTGCAAATCAAAAGTTGGGGGATTGTGTGCCACGGGCGCACTCCTCGGTGAAGGTGGGCTCAGCTTCCGTGGCAGCCAAGGCACGAAGGAAGCTGCCTGTTAAGTCTCTCATGGCCGCGCTGATCGCGCTACATCAAATGTCACAGCTAAGGCTTGGAAAGCCGCAAGCGCTTCAGATATCAAGCTTCGATCTGTAAACCGCACGGAGCTTTACCAGGACTTCTTCCTCAAGCGCAGCCACGTCCGCAAGCATCTCGGGCGGCACAGGCAGCTCCGCTAGGCTCAACTGAGCTACCCGCTCGTGCGCAGCCCGCAGCCGCCGCACCGCATCCCCCCACTCGCGCATTTTTTGATCCATGGCCGATTCTGTTGGCGCTACGTCGCTCCGCTTTTGTCGGCGCCCGCCTGTCACGGTTGACCGACGCACGCCCAACATTCCGCCCCAAGGGTCCAGACTGCCAACGTCGGAATCTTGGCTTCTTGGAACCTTGGCGGTTCTTGTTGCAGCTTTAGAAAGCGAAAGTCGCAACCCGGGACTATGAAAAAGTAAACACGCATCCTCAAAAACGTGTACGATTCCAGACATGGAGAAGAAGTCAACTGTCGGCGGCGCAAGGCCTGGTTCGGGGCGTAAGCCAATCCTTGAGGGGGAGCAGACCGTACCAGTAACGGTCCGCCTCACGCCACCTCAGCGCGACAAGCTGCAGCGCTTAGGCGGGGCTCCTTGGATGCGCAAGACGATAAGCAAGGCGAAGGAGCCCACGCCGAAAGAATGAACCTCGATGGCCTGCCGGGGAAAACGCAGGCCACAAAGGGCGACGGCCACGGATGTATCAGATCCGCAGCCGTCTAACCACAACGTGCAACCGTCTTAAAGGAATCAGCACACCATGGCTATCCCAAGTATCGCCTCTAACGCCGCGCCCACTCATCCGCAAAGCGCAGGACACGCGCCGCGCTGCACTACCGCCGACTTCTCCACCTGGCTGCGCGCCAAGCAGCAGGCCGCCCTCGACGGCATGCGCACCACCACGGGCGCCGAGTTCACCAAGCACTGCGACGCCTTCCAGAACGTCACCACGGCCATCAACGTGCTGTGGAATTTCGAAGTCGAAACCGACATGGCGGCAGCCCGGGGTGCAGCATGA